TCACTTTTGATGGCCACGTCCGGCAGCTGGCCCGCATCCGTGACATGGCTTTGGAGAAGGGGAACTTCAACGCAGCGCATGCCGCAGAGAAGAGCCGTGGTCAGGCAGCTGGCCTGTACATCAGCCGCAGCGAAATCTTGGTGGGCAAGATCGACCAGATGAGCAAGGAGGAAGTTCTGGCAGAGATCGCCAAGCTTCAGTCCCAGTTCCCCATCCTGATCGAGCAGACAGCCCCAACCATCGACATGATCGCCGCCCGTCGGGACGCGGAAGAACTCCCCGATATGCTGAACGATGAGATCGAAGCGGAGATCGAGCAATGAACACCGAATCCGCACTGTGGAAGGTCCTCAAAAAACAAACGGCCTCAAACGTCCACTGGACGCGAATTGAAGCCCGCGTGGGGGCGGGTATCCCAGACATCAACGGAGCCTATCAGTGGCCAATTCTGGGGCATCTGAGGGGCATTGAGATTTGGTGCGAACTTAAGGTCTGCAAGACTAAGAAATATAAAACGGCTGGTTTATGGCGACCAGCGCAAATTGCATGGCAAACCGCACGTTCTGCTATGTCGAACAACGTCTGGAACTTGGTCAGCCACCCACAGGCAGAGGTCGTCAAAATATACAGCGGTTCACGGATCGCGGACCTTTGGGACGATTCCGATGGGAAAATAGACCCCGACATGGTGCTCAGAGTGCGAAACCCCTACGATTCATGGAATATGTTCCTAGAAATGGCGGCAGAGCGGGCTTTAGAGCCAATGACCAAGGCTCGCGGGCCTTTGATCGAGCGGGCTTTAGAGCCATTGAACACCTGAAACGGGCAAAGAAAAACCCCCGAACCTTTCGGATCGGGGGTCGCGGGCCTCGGTTTCGCGGGCTTTAGAGCCAATGAGCCATGCGTTTTACGTATGGCAGTATCCGTCGGCCTCTATGCACAGCCACATGCCCTGCCAGCGCACGACCACAGCCCCGTCCATGCCGAACGTCGGCTGCACGCTGCGCCGGAAGGCGAGGTAAGACATCTCGAGCGGGCCTCGGTGATAGACGCGGGCCAGCGCGGACCTTTGGGATTTACTCAGTCTTGCCATGGGTTTATCTCCTCTAAATGACCAGGCGGTGATGGTGGGCCTCGGACAAAGCGCGGACGGCGGCGTCTGCAACTCGGTGACCATATTTGAGCGGGCCTTGGTAGATCAGGCCCAACAATCGGCCGCGCTCGTAATCCCAGCGGACATTCGTCTGACCTCGGTCCTGATAGGCGTCGTAATCCATTGGCACGCCCCTGCGGGCCTCGTTAAATCCGCGCACAAAGGCGGCGGAGCGAATCACGCCCCGCATGCCCGTGCCCTTTGTCGAAACTTGGCGAATCATGTCACGCCCCCACGAATCGCTTGGCCGTCGGGCCATGGGCGTCGATCACAATCGGCGCGCGGGCTTTTGCGGAAAGCCCCCCGCATGCGCGGCAGTCTTCACACGTCGTTTTATGGCCGGATTCCTTTGCGGCCGGACATGCAACTTCGCCCTTGATGCGCGGGGCATCGGCCGTCTTGACGCGGAACGTGCGCCAGCCTAGCGCGCGGGCCTCGGCCGCTTCAGCCTCGGAATCCGCGCTGGCCATGCAGATCAGCCGGAATGCAGCAAAGCGGGCTTGTTTCCATTGATGCGAATAACCATTGATCGCGGCCGCTTTAAGAGTCGCGGCGCGCCAAATCTGGAAAGGAGCGGCCGTCGGATCCCCGTATGTCCCGACGCGGAATGTAAGCCCCGCGAACAAATCGGGGATTAGTTTCGGATCATAGTCCACACTGGGGCGCGCATAGCGGCCGCGTTTATAGGCCCCGAACACGCTGGCCACGCTGCGGCCGATGTTAACGTAACAGCTGCCCTTGTTTGCGGGCCTATGCATGCAATCGCCACACGCGGCCGCATCTTGTCCGGTCTTGACGGCCGTCAAAGGATCGACGTCGGCCGCAATGATAAACGTCTGCACCATTGCGCCCGTCTTGACGTTATTGCTGGCCGTCGTGATCCGATTGGCAATGACGACAATCGGCGCGCCGTCTAGCATGCTAGGGCCTTCGTAAAGGATCACGCCGGAGAATTTTGCACGGCGGAGATTGTTGCGCATGTCGCGCGCGGTCTTGATCATGTCCTTTGCCCTTTCTTTGGCGATTGGAACGAATCAAAACTAACACGACGCGCGGGCTTTAGCAACATGATAAACATATGTTTAGACGGTTTTTCGCGGGCCTTTGTGCGCGGCGCGCGGGCTTTTGATGCAATTAAATCGACGCGCGGGCCTGCGGGCGCGGGCTTTTGATGTAATTCAATAAAGCACCGGCAAAGAAAAACCCCTAGGCCGGAGCCTAGGGGCTGATTCGTAATCTATCTAAGCGCGCGCTGCGGGTCATGTTATCCCGCCTTGCACAGGGCCTTAAGTTCGGCCTTCACACGGCGCGCCACGTCGCCGCGCCACGTGTTCGCATTGGCCAGAAAATAAAGCACAATCGATTTTCCGTCGTCGTAATGGTAATTGTGCCGGATGGATTCGAGCGAGTGCATGGCCTGCAAATAGGGCACCGCGCCAAAATAGGGGTTTTTCCAATCGCGGCTGATTTCTCCCGCAATCTCGTAAAGCGGACGGGTCATGAGCGTGCTCCTTTATCAATAACAGGCAGGGCCGATTCCATTGCCAAAATCCAAGCGCGGACGTCGGCCATGGCCTGATCATATTGCGCGCGCTTGTAATGTTTGCCGGTGATTTTCGACGCTAGTTCAAAGCACCGCGTCGGGGTTGCGCTGCGGGTAATGCGCATGCCCATCTTGCAGGCCTTCAAAGCGTGATAGACGGTGCGCGCATGTAGCAAGCGGGTCGAGTCGAGGCCAATAAAGGCCGTAACCCCGTCGCCGTGCTTTACGATATAGCTATCTAAGTCTTGCATGTTACGTGCTCCTTTCTGATTCGAGCATGATCAGTGTAGCAATGCCGGCAGGATAGTCAACATATATTTATTGTGCCCGCTCATGTTTTTTCGCGGGCTGCTGCGCGGGCTTTTGATGCAATTAAAAATAGGACCGGCAAAGAAAAACCCCGCCACGTGGGCGGGGTTCTAGGTCCGGCTGCTGATCTGATCAGGCTGCTGCGCGCTTTCTTGCTACGACGCGCACCGCCTTGATCTCTGTAATGCGCGTGCATTGCTGTTGCTGATCCTCTGAGAGGATTGCGCGCACCGCCTCCACGTCAAGAGTCGCGCGTTCTGTCCACGTCACGGTTGCGCGGAATGTTGCGCCGTCGATCTCTGCGTAGCCTGACTCTTTCAAGGCCTTGACTAGCACCCTTTCCTGATCCGTCAGGTCTGCAATGCGCGCCTTAAGCGCGCCTAATTCGTCTACAATCGCTGCGTAGTCTTCGTCTACAATCGCTGCGTAGTCCATGGTCTATCCTTTCTCTGATAGGGGTCCGCTCCGGCCTTTCGACCGGAGCGGGGTCTGCGTTACAGGGTCACGGTTCCATTGAAATTGATCTCGACCTCGCGACCGGACATGGCCGATTCGATTGCGTCGTCAAGGCGCATGTCCAGAGCCGACTCGATCTTGTCCTCGACAATCGTTTCGATCTTTGACTCGAGATCATAGTTCGACAGGATCCTGTCGATCAGTTCGACGTCGATCCCGTCGGCTGCGGACGTTTCCTCTAGCACCTGAATCCGCTTTTGCAGGGACAGGATAGTCTCCTGTGTGTTCTTGTGCTCCTTTTCAAGGTCAGCGATTGCTGCTTTGAAACGGCTGAGACCCATGACGATCTCTTGAAATGCTTCTGCTAACATTGGACTGTCCTTTCTGAGACAGGGTTTTTTTCAGTGGCTTCAACGTAAAACCACGTTCTACGTTTAGCATGCATAGGCAACATAGTCAACAGGCAAATGATCACGAAAGCGTGATGATGCACCGCACAATAACGCGCGCGGGTCCCTTGGGGTCAATCCAGATCGAGCCGCGGCCTGTGGAAAACATCGACCCCCCTATTCGGGGCGCGGTCTACGCGGGCGGGCGTAAAACCCGATTTTCCACGGTATGTGAGCATCACAAAAAAATCCGGAAAACCCAATTGTCAACAAAGGCCTTAGGATCGCCCTCCCCCCTAATTGTCAAATTAAGTCATAGGATCCCCTACCCCCGTCCTATATTTTGTTGTACCGTGGACCACGATGAAACATCCATCTTCCTGCAAATACGACTACGGGACCCACGAACCATGGCCAAAACCCCCGCTCTTGGTGAAGCTCTGCGCCGTGCTTACAAGTCTCCGAAGGCTTGTCCGGTGGCGACGCAAGACATCCACGTCAACCTGAAAAACCGTAACCACGCTGTTAAGGAATACGGCTATGGTCCTCTGAACCCGCAGGAAGACAACCCCAAGTTCTGGAACAGGCTTGCCCAGATGTGGGGGATCACCCCTGAAGAGGCGAAGACGTCCCGTTGCAGCAATTGCGCAGCCTTTGTTCAGACGAAGGAGATGCTCGCTTGCATCGAGAAGGGCATCAGTTTTGATCCCGACGAGCCGGAAGAAAACAACAAGGCCGAAGCAGTCACTGCTAAGGTGGTGCAGTCAAAAGCAAATCTTGGCTATTGCCAGCTGTTTCATTTCAAGTGTGCCGGTGACCGGACCTGTGATGCGTGGCTCACGGGCGGACCGATCAAGTAGCGTGGACCGATGACCATTGTCCCCAACCCGAAGATTGATGAAGAAAGCCTGAAGAAGCTTGCAAAGCTGTACCAGCGTCTGACCCAGCTGGAGCAGGCGAATGCGGCGCGTGAAAACTTCATTCCCTTTGTTAACGCCGTGTGGCCGGGGTTTATTGCGGGGCGGCACCATAAGATTGTGGCCGAGAAGCTGGAGGCCGTGGCCAACGGAACATTGAAGCGGCTGATTATCAACATGCCCCCGAGGCATACGAAGTCGGAGTTTGCTTCCTATCTGTTTCCGGCTTGGTTCATCGGCCGCAGACCGGACCTGAAGATCATGCAGGCGACGCACACGGCCGATCTGTCGATCCGCTTTGGTCGCAAGGTCAGAAACCTGATGGACGGGGAGGACTATAAGAAGGTCTTTCCTGATGTTAAGCTAAGAGCAGATTCAAAGGCGGCTTATCGCTGGGAGACGGATGATGGTGGCGAATATTATGCAGCGGGTGTCGGCGGCTCTATCGCGGGTCGCGGCGCGGATCTCTTCATTGTGGACGACCCTCACTCGGAACAAGACGCCCTAAGCCCGACGGCTTTGGAGAATGCGTGGGAGTGGTACATGGCCGGTCCCCGCCAGCGTCTGCAACCGGGCGGAGCTATCGTTGTCGTCATGACGCGGTGGGGTGAGGCCGATTTGACAGCACGTCTGTTGAAGCAGCAGGCCATGGACCCC